CAAGGTGGTTATCCCGAGGGTCGCATCATTGAGATCGCCGGCACGCCGTCGGTCGGCAAGTCGCACCTGGCCTACCACGTTGCTGCCAACGTGCAGGCGATGGGTGGGCTGGTCGTCTACATTGACACCGAGAACGCGACGCCGGTCGACAAGTTGAAGCACATGGGAATCGACGTCCGCAGGCGCTTTGTCTACTGCGACACACACTGCACCGAAGAGGTGTTCCAGATCGTCGAGTCGATCATCCTCAAGGCCAAGTCACTGCCGGCGACGAAGGACATTCCCATCATCGTCATCTGGGACAGTGTTGCAGCATCATCACCCAAAGCCGAACTCGAAGGCGATTACGACGACAACACCGTCGGCCTGCAGGCCCGCGTCATCAGCAAGGCAATGCGCAAGGTGACTGGCGTCATCGGCAAGAACAAGATCACCTTCCTGTGCCTCAACCAGCTGCGCGACGCGATCGGTGTCATCCATGGTGATCCACAGGTGACTCCCGGGGGCAAGGCGATCCCATATCATGCCAGCGTCCGGGTGCGGTTGTCGTCTGGCACACAGGTCAAGGACAAGCAGGGCAACATCATCGGCATTCACGTCATCATGACGATCAAGAAGAACAAGGTGGGTCCGCCCTTCAAGAAGTACGAGTTCGACATCATCTTCGGCGTCGGCATTGTCGAGCACGAGTACATCTTTGATGAAGTGAAGTCGTACTGCTCCGACAACAAGGTGATCGTGGAGCTGCCCGTGAGCATGCTCACCTTTGCCGGCCACAAGGCGGGTGACAAAGTGGAGATCAAGATCGCCGGTGAGGGTGGGTGGAAAGAGCTGGTCGTCAGTGACGCGGCGACGGGTGAGGTGCTGCTCGAGAAGAAGTTCACCAAGTCGGGTTTCGGCGACGTGATGCGCGATCCACAGTACAAGCCCTTCGTTGACAAGGTCATCGAGGCGGCCTACGTCATCACAGCCGGCGAGAAGGCAGATGAAGGCGAGTCACCTGTATCGGACGATGATGAAGAGGCGGCATGATGAGTGACATCACCGTCCGCGTCCAGCGAGTGCTGTACGACAACATCGAGCTACCGACCTACCGGACACCTGGTTCCGCTGGCTGTGACGTGCACGCCAATGAGACCGTCGATCTGTTGCCCGGAGCTCGAGTGTTGATCTCCACTGGCCTCAAGTTCGAGATCCCAGAAGGTTATGAGTGTCAGATCAGGCCTCGGTCAAGCCTTGCGTTGAAACACGCCGTCGTCGTCTTCAACACACCGTCGACGATCGATTCCGACTATCGGGGTGAAGTCAACGTCCTGCTGTTCAACGCTGGCCAAGAACCCTTCCACGTCTGTCGTGGCGACCGCATCGCACAGTTGGTCTTTGCACCCGTGACGCGTGCACAATTCGTGTGGGTCGATCAACTGAGCGCCTCATCGCGTGGTGATGGTGGCTGGGGCTCGACCGGGAGGTAATGATGGACGCTCACGTACAGTGGCCAATTTCTGCCGACGTTGAGGGATTGGTCGCTGCCATCGTAGACTGCAGGAAGCAACTGATCGACATCGCCAAGCGCAAGCACAACAGGCCCCGTGTCACTGTGGTGAACTGCGATGCCTATGCAGACGCTAAGGTCGTCGAGCTACTACAATTGAGTGATGGATGGGTCGACGCTGAACCACTGCCTGCCGTCATCAATGTGCGAACAGGCGAGGTGCAGGCTGAACTGTCACGCAGGGTCGCCGCATTTGCCCTCTTTCAACTTCACACCCACCCAATCATGGGTGAGCACGACATCAGGCTGACGATGGAGCTCGGCGTCGGTGATGACCGCGATCAACTCTTCTACGGCAACATTGAACTGACGGATGGAGCAACGCCATGAGGAATGCACTGATCTTTCTCGAGCTGCTGACCAAGCAGTTCCCACCATTGGCCCGCCATGCCCACTCGTTGACGCTGAGCCGTGGCAAGCTGATGGTGTCCTTGGTCAATACGTCGCCGTGCTCAAAGTTCATTCTTAGTGCCTCTGAGCTGGAGCACGATCCTGCCAAGCTGGTCAGGGACATCACTGGTCTGATGTCAAAAGAAGATCAGAAGCCGACAACCTGAACTGCGTGCCGGCCTAGGGTACTGTGGTAGACATGTCAAGTGATCGTCCCATTCTGATCGTCGACGCCATGAACCTGTTTGTCAGGTCATACGCGGCGTATCCCACCGTCAGTTCTCACGGCTACCAGATGGGAGGCTGCATCGGCTTTCTGAAGACGCTGAAACGTATTGTCGGTGAAGTGCAACCTCGTGCCGTCTACGTCTGTTGGGAGTCAGGTGGCAGTTCTCGTCGGCGGAAGCTGTTTGCCGAGTACAAGCTCAACCGCCACCCGGGCAAGCTCAACCGCTTCTATGAAGACGATCTTCCCGACACTGAAGAAAACAGGCGTCACCAGCTCGAGGCGCTGGTCTACATGTCAAAGTGCGCTCCCTTTTGCCAGTTGTTCGTGCAGGACTGTGAAGGCGATGACCTCGTTGCCTACCTGTGCTGTGGGCCCCTGCGCGGTGACGACAAGGTCATCGTCTCGTCGGACAAGGACCTCTATCAACTGTTCGATGATCGGACGAAGATGTACAGCCTTCACAAGAAGATCTTCGTCACCAAGGCTGACGTCATGGAGGAGTTTAGGGTGCAGTCGAAGCACTTCGCCCTGGCAAAATCGCTGTGCGGTGATTCCGGTGATAATGTGCCTGGCATCAAGGGCTTGGGATTTAAGACGGTGGCCAAGTTGTTCCCGATGTTGGGCCTCGATGATGACATCCTATTACAGGACGTCATTGACTACGCT